AATGTGTTCAAATAAAGTTGGATAATCACCACTAATAACACAATCTTCCTTTGACTTTCTAAAATAGAAATGCTATAATATAGTCAGTAAGGAAAAGTTGCACTCCCTACTCGAAGAACCGGGGGAGTTATAATTGGTAGATTTTAGATATAAAAAATTAATCTCGTATTGTCTGTCCTACACCTTTCTTACGAGGTGGGGTGTAGAATAGACAAAGAAGTAAATGAAAGAAAATTATCAAAGAATGATGTTGAGAATTCTCGCAACAAAGCCAGTGGCTTATAATCCTGAACTAGCAAAAATGTTAGGTGGTGTAAAATGTGGAGTCTTTATCAGTCAGCTATTATATTGGTGGGAGAAAGGAGCAAATCCTGAATGGGTTTATAAAACGATTGATGAAGTGTATCAGGAAACAGGACTATCAAGAAGAGAGCAAGACACAGCAATCAGAAAACTAGTAAAACTAGGGATTATAGAAGTTAAGTTAAAAGGAATACCAGCTAAAAGACATTTTAAGATCTTTAATAAATTAGTGGAGTTAGCAGAAGAGTATAAAAGTGACGTTTAGAAAAATTAAGTTTGGCGTTTTCGCACATACTGCTTGTTAGGTTCGCACAACACTGTTTGGCGTTTTCGCACAAACTATTACAGAGAATACAACACAGAACACTTTTCAGATAAAAGTTTTTCAAACTTGCAAATTGAAATTTGCGATATAAATTAAGAAAAAAAGCTTTATGTTTTAGTTAGAGGATGTAAAAAGACCAAAATGAAATTTAAAATAGCTTACAGAAAAAAAGACAAATCAGAATACAATATAAAAGACTTCCCTAATAGAAATGTAGAGATACTAAAAACTTTTAGCTGGAGAGATTATATTATAAGTATTTATATAGAAAAGAAAAAGTTTAGTTAGAGAGCATAAAAGGTAAATAATAAAATAGACTTACATAACGACTTTATATGAAAACAGGAAGAAAATTAAAGTTTGAAACAGTAGAAGACCTCGAAGAAAAGATTGAGGCTTATTTTGATAAGATGGAAGTAGAGAAGAGACCCTTAACTATATCAGGCTTAGCAGTAGAGCTTGATTGTGACAGAGTAACCCTATTAAACTACGAGAAAGACGGTGCAGCGTTTTTTAGCACTATTAAAAAAGCTAAGCAGAAAATAGAGAATTACGCAGAGGAAAAACTGTTTAATGGTCGGAATGTTGCAGGGGTAATATTCAATCTTAAAAACAACTATTCTAACTGGAAAGATAGACAAGAAACTGATATAACAAGCAAAGGAGAAACAATAACAGGAATCAATTATGTCAGAGATAACGATAAGACCAACTAGCAAGCAAAATGAAGCCTGGGAAGCACTACAAAAAAAAAGAGTAGTATTCTTTGGTGGAGGAGCTGGAGGAGGGAAGAGCTGGTGGTTATGTGAGACTAGATTAATTAATTGTTATTTATATCCTGGTTACAAATCCTTCATAGGAAGACAAGAGCTGAAAAGATTAATGCAATCAACTTACGTTACTTGGAATAAGGTTTGTAAGTTTCACGGAATACCCCAAGGAGATTGGAAACTAAACGGACAGTATAATTATATAGAGTTCTTTAACGGAAGCAGAATTGATTTATTAGATTTAAAGTTTGCACCTTCTGACCCACTATACGAACGATTTGGCTCGCTAGAATACACAGACGGAGCAATAGAAGAGGCAGGAGAGGTTAATTTCTTGGCTTATGATGTATTACAGTCTAGGATAGGAAGACACCTCAGCGACAAACTCAAACCTACAATAGCAATAACAGGAAACCCTAAAAAGAACTGGACTTATAAAGAGTTCTATAAAAGAGATAAGGAAGGAACACTACCAGAAGACCAAGAATTTATTCAATCACTATATGCAGACAACCCACACACCGCAAAAGAATATGGAGAGCAACTTTCAAACATTAAAGACAAAGCTACCAAGCAAAGATTGATGTTTGGCAACTGGGAATACGAAGATGATCCGAGTGCTTTAATAGATTATGATTCTATAGTAGACTTATACACGAACAAGGCAGAAGAGAGCGACAAGAGGTATTTATCAGCAGACATAGCACGTTATGGACACGACAAGACAGTTATAAGCCTTTGGAAGGGATTTGAGTGTTACAAGATGATAACTTATGAAAAACAAGGACTAGACGTAACATCAGAGAAGATAAAAGAGTTACTAGCCAAAGAACATATACCATATTCTAATTGTGTAATAGATGATGACGGTGTAGGAGGTGGAGTGGTCGACAACTTGAGAGGAGCCAAAGGGTTTGTTAATAACTCGGTAGCAATAGAGGAAAGAATAGAGGGAAAAATAACAGAACTTAAAGACAACAAGGTAATTGAGGTTAAACAAAACTATCAGAATCTTAAAACTCAATGCTATTACAAGCTTGCAGAAGCGATAAACAACCATAAAATATCACTAAAGATAACAGACGAGAAAGTGAAAGCTCTATTAGAAGAAGAACTAGAGCAAGTAAAAACTAAAGATTCAGATAAAGATGGTAAACTTAAAATAGTTCCTAAGGATGAAGTAAAAGAGATGATAGGCAGAAGCCCGGACTACTCAGACAACTTAATGATGAGGATGTATTTCGAGATACAGCCAATAACCCAAACAAAAAGACCCAATTATAATATCAAAATAAATAACTATGCGTAAAAGCGACATTGAACAGTTTATCAGCGACAACGAAGAAATGAGCGTGGAAGTCTCCCCTGGAGTTTCTTATAATCTTAGAGATGTAATAAACGAGAATTACAGACTCTTTAATGCTAAGTTTTCCTCAGGAGAGCAAGAGGAAAGCGGATTTACTAGAATATTTATGCGTAAGATATGGGTAGTATACAGAACTTTAATACAAGGTTCTGATATTGATTTAAAGAACTTAAACGTCAGACCTCTTAACGGAGTGAAGATCAAGTTAGCTGCAATATTTAAAATGGCTACAATATCTCACCTAAAAAGAACTTTCTTCGGAGAGTTTCTTGACGATGTGCTTTCCTTTATGTGTTGGCACGGTTCTGCTATCACTAAGAGAGTAGATGGAGAAGTTGTTAACGTAGACTTAAGGAACTACATAACAGAAGCTAACATCTCAAAACCTCAAGACAGAAGACATTGTGAGCTAGTCTATTACTCTTATGACGAGATGCAGTCCAACAAAGAAGCCTGGAAAGATAACTGGGATGATGTAGAGACTAACTGGGAAGCAATGCAGAAAGAAGGAGAAAGCCAATTTAAAGTATTGGAATTTTGGACGTGGGGAACTATAAAAGGAAAAGACGTAAAAAAGATTTGCATTAAATACCTAGACAACACAATCACACAAAAAGAATCCTTTAACGATGACTGGGAACCTTATGTTGAGCTAGAGAGATTCAAAACACCCTATAGTAGAAAGAGAACATCTAAACGAATAGCCAAGAAGCTAGGAGAGATGGAAGAGTTATTTCCTTATGAGCAGTTTGACCTGTTTAAAGTTCCAGGCAGAGCTTTGGCAATGGGGTGTGGAGAATTACTTTCAGGAACTTCAGAGCTTTACAACGAGCTTTACACCAACAAACGTAAGCTAGATTTAAAAGCTTTAACAGGAATAACAGTTCATAACGCAGTACAAGGAGTGGGCGGATTATCAGAACTAACCCAAGACTTTATTACTAACCTTACAACTGGCTCAGTAATCACCTTAAGCCCAGGAGAGACTATTCAACAATTACCAGTAGATGCAAAAGGAGCAGACTTCAACTTAATGGAAGAAAAGATATACGAGCTAATGAGACAGATTATTGGTATTACTTCAGTTGGAACAGGAGAAGAAGCACCAGCATCAACATCAGCGACCCAAGCCTCCATCAACCAGCAAGTAGCTAATACAGTATTCGACTTTACAAGAGAGAGAATGCAACACGGTATTACTAGGTTATTTAATAATGGTTATTCAGACGATATTCTTGACGAGCTAGATGAGAAAGAACTTGTGGCTATTGTAGGCGACCCTGCACAACTTCAAGAGATTGATAAATATCTAGTAGATGAGGCAATGAATAAATGGGCCTTGGAAGTTAAAAACACAACAGGGATGTATCCAGGAGAAGAACAATTTGCACAAGTTAAAGAGCAAGTCCACGCTTCACTGATGGAACAGGGAGATATGAGATTCCCAGCATTTAAAAAACAGATGCTTAAAGATATGGATTATTTATTTGAATTTTCTGTCACTCAAGAAGGTTTCGATTATAAAATACGTTCTGATGCTCTAATAGCTATGAAGAACGACCCAACCTCTACTAAGAGCAAGCAGAAGATAGAAGATGAGCTTTTACAAATGCAAGGCTTGAATCCTTCCGACTACGCTAAGACACCTGAAGAGATAGCACAGCAACAAGCGATGATGCAACAAGCACAAGACAGACAAACACCTCAACCAGTAATCTAAGATATGAAATCTAATTTCTACAACAAAGAAAAAGCAGAAGAAGAAGCCAAAGAGAAGAAGGCTAAGGGTAAAGAGGGAGACATTAGAAAGAAATACCTAGAAAGTCTAAAGAACAACAAGCTCTTTCAGAAGTATGTTATGAGAGAGATAATAGAAGCTGAAATAGAATCTAATCAAGGCATAGGAGGAGATATAGAGACGATGGCACTACAAGACTCAGACACAGTTAAAAGTCTGCTAGTGGGCAAATTAGGGGCGTTAAAGTCCAGCCAGAACATTAAAAACA